CCTAACATGGTATTGGCAAAATTGCCGTTCTGTTTTTCAATTAAAGTTCTGTTCATAATTTCATGTTTTGTTTTTCAATTTAGCTTTCGGTTCGGCAACTTCGCCAATACCCAGCCGTTATGTTCCGTGTTTACGACACTCCTTAGAAATTAACATCCAATGTTCTTTAGCAAGCTCTGCATCACCTTCTTTTATCCAAGTTTCAAGTTGGCGTAACATCGCTTGAATTTTAGCCACTTCTTTTGGTGTTGGCGGTGTTTCAAAAAACACCTCCATAAATTGACTTTCTTCTTTCGGCTTTTTATTAAACATGCGTATTATTTTTAATAATAAGCAAAAATAAATAATTATAACTAATATACAAAATATATATAAAAAAATATTTAAACTTTTTGTTTGGTTTATTTTTGGACAAAATTCAATTGAATGTCAGCAGTAAATTCAGGAGCAGTCGCATCCGTTTTGGGTTACCTTTTAAAAGCAGGTAAATTTGGAGTAACAACGTCTAATCTTCCTCAAAGGCTTTCAGTTCTTTGTGAAGCTAATGCAGCGAATAATGTTGCTGGTTTAGATACCACCGAATGGGAGGCAACAAGCCTTAAAGCGGTTGGTGATAGATACGGTTACGGTTCTCCAGCTTATTTAATTGCTAGACTAGCCCTACCAGTACTAAACGGAATACCTTTAGTGTTTTATCCACAAGAAGAATCCGCTGGAGCTACTGCAAAAATTATTGAAATTACACCTACTGGAACAGCTACCGAAACAACTACTCACTACGTGAAGTTAGCAGGTCGCTTAGGCTTGGATGGTGATTTTTACGCATTTTCAGTAGTTAAAGGCGACACTTCCGCACAAATAAATCAAAAAATTGAAGACGCTATTTCGGCTGTGCTTGGTGCGCCATGTGATGTTACAAGCGATGACTACACAACTACTTTAACAAGTAAATGGAAAGGTTCAACAGCAAACAAAATCAAATGTTCTATTTTTACAGATGGAGTAGATGCTGGTATAACTTATTCAGTTGATGAAAATGTACAAGCAGGTAGCGGAGTTCCTTCAATTGCAGACGCTTTAGTTTTAATGACTCCTAAATGGAACACCATTACTATTAATTCTTATGGCACAAATTCAGCAATTGCAGACGCTTTAGAAAATTGGAACGGTAAACCAGGGGACACTCCAACAGGAAGATACGCCCCTACCATTATGAAGCCGACTATTGCTTTTAGCGGTTTTGAAACTGAAACAGAAACAACATTTACAGACGCTCGAAAAAATCAAGTTACTATAAGTATGGCTCCTATGCCAGAGGGTGAAAATTTACCTTTTGAAATGGCAGCAGTATTAGCAGTCACATTCGCTCAAACAGTTGATTCAAATCCTGCTTTAGATGTTTTAGATAAGTATGCTACCGATATAGTAGCTCCTTTAAGCGTTGGAAGTATGTCAGAATGGAGCGAGCGTGATAGAGTAGTTAAATTAGGTCAATCAACAGTTGATTTAGTTGGCGGTCAATATCAGTTTAAAGACATTGTTACAACTTACCACCCAGTTGGAGAATTAGTGCCAGCATGGAGATGGGTTCGTGACTTATTCGTTGACTTTAATTTAAAATATCGTTACAGAATTTTAGAAGAAACCTATCTAATTGGCAAGGTAATAGTTGCGGATGGAGAAACGGTAACTAATTCAGCAGCTATTTCACCTGGAGACTGGAAAGGTATTATTTTAGAACAATTAATTACACCAGCTATTAGCGACGGTTTAATTACAGATAAAGACTTTTCAAAGAACTCATTAGTTGTTCAAATTGATTCTACAAATCCAAACAGGTTTAATACTTGGTTTGATTACAAGAAAACAGGAATTGTTCGTATTTCTTCAACAGAAGTTCGTTCAGGTTATCAAACATTTAAAGCATAATAAAACATGAGCTACACAGGTGGTGACGTATTAACAACAACTTGCTCGCATCCAGTACTAGGATTAGTTACTGTAAAAGTAAAAGCGGCAGAAGACAACAGTTTTGACATTGGTGGTGTTAGGGGTGTTGATGATAAAAACTTAATCGCTTCAGATGGGACAAATGTTAGAACATTAAACATGGCTCGTTGGGAAGTTAAATTAACCGTAATGTGGGATATGATGATTGCCACAGAAAAGGAAAAATTAATTGAGTTGGCAGCAAGTCCTTTAGAGGGAACTTGGAAGATACCACACATTAACGGTTCTATTTACATGGGTCAAGGTGCGCCAGTTGGTGACATCACGGCAAATGTAAATAACGTTACTATTCCGTTAACGCTTCAAGGTGGTGGCGGTGGTGCTGGTAAACCAGGATTAATAAAAATCGCATAAAAAAATATAAACATGGCTGAGTTAATAAAATTTGAGGTTGCTAAAAAAGAAGTAACCGATTGGTTGAGTAATTGCGGAATATCAGAAAAACAGTTAAAAACACTAGAAAATTTTGTAGATAAACTGTCTGAATTTGTAAGTAAAGGTTATTTAGTGATAAACGCAGACCTTTCAATAACACAACACTTAATTAATCCTTTAGGAGATGGGAATACAAAAACCATAACATACAAGCCAGATTATGAAGTTGGGACACTACAAACAAATCAAAGTTTAAATAAAGACGGTTCAAATATTGGTGAAGCAATCGCCATGTTGTGTACGTTAAGCGAAATGCCAATTACGGTTTTTCAAAGAATGAAACGGAGGGATTTTACAGTAGCGGACAAAGTAGCCATTTTTTTTTACTAATGATTTAAAAGAGAAATTACAAAAACACAGTCTTGATTTTATAATTAAAAAACTTGTTTTTGAGATGAAGTGGCTACCTAGAGAAGTGGGTAGCCTTTTTTTTAGGGCTAAAGGGATGTATGGAATATTTTATTGGTTTGATTTAGTTAATAGTAACAAAAGTTAATGGCTACTCACTATACAGTACCTACATATTTCACAGCGGAGGGCGGTCAATATGCTGAAACCTTAAACAGGTTAAAGCAAAAAAACCGTGAGTTTGCTATGGGTACTAAAGCCATAGGAAGACAAGTTGCATCTTATTTAACCGTTGGTTCAGCTTTTACAGCAGGTGGATTGTTAGCAAGAGAAAGTTTTAATGAGGCTAAAAACTATGAAGAAGCAGTAGATTCATTTCATACAATTGTTAGTGAATTAAACGACGTTCAATTTAAACCTTTTCAAGATAAGATAGACCAAGTAGCAAAAGACACACGTAGAAGCGGTACAGAAGTTGCTCAGTCATTTGAAAAAATAGCAGGTATTAACGCTAAGTTTGCTGAAACAGCAAACGGGTTAGGGATGGTTTCAAAAGCAGCTATTACTTTAGGAAAAGCCGCAAAAATGGACTTAGGGGCTTCGGCAGAAAGCTTAGTTGGTATAATGAACCAATTTAGTTTTGCGGCAGACCAAGCCGACAGAACCATTAACGCATTAGCAGCAGGTCAGGCGGTTGGAGCGGCTTCAATTTCGGAAACAGCAGAAGCGTTTACAATTTTCGGAGCAGAAGCAGCCAGAACAAATACAAGCATTGAGAAGTCAATAGGTTTAGTTCAAACATTAGCAAAATTTAATCTTAGAGGCTCGGAAGCTGGAACAAAAATTAGAGGTGTTATAAACCGATTACAGAGAGCTGGTTTAGGCTACGCAAGTGGTCAATTCGTTATAAACGACGCTTTAAAGCAAACTAACACTATTTTACAAAAACTAAAAACCAATAAAGAAAAAGACTTATTCTTAAACGGATTATTAGGTATTGAAAACGGAACAGCAGGTAGGTTATTGTTACAGAACGTTGGATTATATGAAGAATTTACAAGAGCGGTTACGGGTACAAATGAGGCGTATAAGGCAGCAGCTATTAATACTTCAAATTTAGCAACATCGGTTAGGGAGTTAGGGGCTTCGTGGAGCAGGGTTATTACAGGAAGTAAAACGGGCAAAGAATTAACTAACCAACTTTCAGGAGCTATTAAATGGCTTGCCGAAAACATGGAAGATGTTGTTTATTGGGCTGGAGAATTAGCAAAAGGATATTTATTCTGGAAAGCAACAACAGCTAGTGTTTATTTGTTAAACGGGGCTATTGGCGTTTATAACGCTTTATTTACAAGGTCAGTAGTTTTAACTTACGCTAACTCTACTGCTCAAGCAGCATACATAACTACCTCAAAAATAGGCGCAACAGTATTAGGGGTTTTAAACGGTGAGCTATCGGTAATGAATGCTTTAATGGCTGTAAACCCAGCCGCTTTAGTTATTGGAAGTATTGCCGCTTTAACCGCAGGTATTTATCTTTTAGATAAAGCGCAAAGGAAATACAATGAAACTCAAAAAGCAGCTTACGCAGCCAATATTAATAAAGAAAGAATCTTAAACTTAAAAGAAGAAGAAGTAAGATTAGGGGAGTTGATTAAAAAATATATGTCTTTAGGGCACACGATTGAGCAATCAAGAGTTTTGGCAGTAAAGGCAAATATTGAAATGTTAAGAAACGAGGCGTTTGTTGGGGAACAAGGGATTAAAAAAACTGAATCAGAATTAAAAGCCGAGCGTGAAAAACTTTACTTTGCGGATATGCTTGCTGGAACATTTGGATACAAATCCGATAACACAGGAAGAAGGGGTGAGTTATCAAATCAATTACTAGAACAAAAAAAAGCATTAAGACCTACCTATGAACAATTAGGTTATCAAATGCTTTATGCAAAAGACCTTTATAAAAGGGGCGGAATAAATAAAGACGACATGGTGTCTATGTTCCCTTTAAAATCTACATCTAGTAATAAGCCTAACGCTTCTTTACCTTGGGGAGAACAACAGGCGAGTGTAAACGATAAGGTGATGAAAGAATCAATGCTTAGAGAATATTATTTAAAAGGCGATAAGCCAACTGATTCTAATTTAAAAATAACAATAGTTAATTCAAGTACTGGAGAGGCTATTGTTGAGGATAATTCATCTTTACTATTTAAGGTTAAACCTTCATCAACGGAAACCACTAAGTTAAATGGCAGATAGTATTAGATATTTTGATTTAGCCGTAGGTGAAAGAGCTGGTAACGGAGGAGATATTGAGTTTTTAAAAACCGACCTAGCTGTTATTTTCGGGATGGAAAACCAAACCTACTTAGCCTTGTTTGGTGGAAACGTAGAAGAAAACACGCCAACAATAACTACTACGGTTGAAAGAAGTGATTATTGGGCAAACAGTTTATTATTTAGAAACGATTTAAAAAAGCAATACAATTCAACAACAGAAAGAACACTAAATTCAGTTCCTTTAAACAGTTCGGGTAGATTAGCAATTGAGGCAGCTGTAAAATATGATTTAAAATACTTACAGGAACAAGGCGCAACTATTAACGTGATTGTAACTATTGTAAACGTTAACGAAGTGTCTGTAAACATAGAAACCATTTACCCAAACATTGACAAAAAACGAATAACTATAATAACATTTGGTAGAAAATCCGACGACGGAGACTTTTCGCCTTTAGACTTTAACGAAGACTGGTATTAATGATAACACTCCCTACAATAGATGAAATTTACCAAAACGCTATAACAGAGTTAGAGGCGGAATTTGAAGCTACAATTACCGAAGATGGTAAAAGTGAATTAAGAGCGCAAGCAGCTACAATAGCGGCTTTACTTAAGCAATTTTACTTTACTATCGGTCAACTTCAACAAAACGTATGGCCAGATAGTAGCGATGAACAAACATTATTAAGGTTTGGTCAAGTAATACTACAACGTAAACCTTTCTCTGCTACACCAGCTATTTATAAATGTGAAGTTACTGGAGGCTCTGGAGAAATAATACCAGCTAATACGGTGTTCAGGAGCGATGATGATAGTTTAAACCCTGCAATTCTATACAAAACAACGGCAGATTACACAATGCCAAGCACTACTGGAGAAATAGAAGTTACTTGTATGATTTCTGGAACTGATGGAAAGCAATCTATTGGAGACACTATGACTATAACTTCGCCACTCCCGTTAATAAACGGGAGTATTGAAATTACCGAAGAAGTAGAATCACCATTAGCAGCAGAAAGCATTGAGGATTACCGTGAAAAGGTTTTGCAAAGAATGCAGTATAATTTGTTTCCAGGCTCGGCTACTTTTTACAGACTTTGCGCTGAGGATGTACAAGGTATAAGGACTGTTTATCCGTTTGCAAGAACTGGTTATGCAGGCGAAACAAACCTTTATGTTGAGGCTGAATTATCCGATTCAACAGATGGGAAAGGCACTCCTACAACCCAAATACTAGATGACTACGAACAAGCGTGTGAAATTAATCCAGACACAAGTTTGCCGATTAATTACAGGGGTAGAAGAATAGTTGACTCTGTTTTAAACATCTTACCAATAACAGTAAAAGAAATAGCAATAACAGTAACAGGGTATCAGGGGCTAACACCTACCATAGAATCACAAATCGAATCAGCCATCGAGGAGTGGTTATATGGGGTGCGCCCCTTCGTTGCTGGGGCTGATGCCTTGTCTTCAAAAAACGACATTATTAATAACATTCTTTTGGCTAATGAAATAGGCAAGGCAAAACCAAATTCAATATTTACAAGCATAACATTTACCGTAGATGCAGTTTCTTACAGCAGCTACCAAATGTTATTGGGGAATATACCTCACTTAAGCAGTATTACTTTTGCATGAGTTTTAATAGCGATAAAATACTTAATTTACACCAACAGTTACTACCTACTGGAAGAGCTTTTAGAATGCGTGGGGACAGACTAAAGTTCTACACGGCATTAAGTAGAATAGAGGCTAAAGCCTATGGGGATGCCGTTTCTTTAATGGATAGCTTGATGCCTGATAACCCTAGATTTACCTCACAGGACGCAACTGATTGGGAAAGAAGATTAGGTTTAATAACAAATCTATCTACACCTTTAGGTGATAGGGAATCGGCTATTTTAAGAAAAATGAGTTTTCAGCAACCAAACGGACATTACTTATTTTTGCAGGAGCAACTACAAGCGGCTGGCTTTGATGTTTATGTGCATGAAAATAGATTCGCTGCCTATCCAGACGGTTACGAAACACAAAATCCAGCAACAATAAACCCAAGCATTTTGAGCGAGGTTGAACATGGAATGTTTCAGCATGGGATGCAGTCACATTACTTAAACAATATCGTGGTAAACAGTATTTACAACGAGCAAGATGTAACCTTTAAGGTTGGAAATAATCTTAAATTTACTTTCTTTATAGGCGGAGAAACGCTTGGGGATTACGCCAATGTTGATGCTGAAAGAGAGCAAGAGTTTAGGCAATTAATCCTACAAATAAAACAAGTTAGACACGTAGCAATACTTTTTATAAATTACACATAATGGCAATAGGACTTCAAAACCAACAAAACATAAGTACACCAAACAGTACTTACCCAAATGGGGATATAAAAGATAATTTAGGGGATAATCTAGGTACACCTTTTGATAAGGCTGTTTATGCAGATTACCATCAAACAATGGCAAAGCTATTGAGAATGGCGAATATTACCCCTAATGGACTTTATGAAAACGAAACCAATGGGTTTCAATACATTCAAGCAATGCGTAAATGCTTTGTTAGCCCTAGTCAAATAATAACATTTAACAGAGCTACAAGCGCAATATTAAGCTCAAACTACTCTGCATTAGTAAGAACCTTGGCTGCTGATTCTGGATTAGGAAATTTAAGTCTTCCAGACCTAACGGCAGTTATAGACTTAGTTCCTTTTACTTTTATAAACGGTTCGGCAAACTCTTGGACTTTAACCACCTTTAATAGTTCACAAACTTTAGATGCGCCAGCAACGTACGACTACATTATACCCACAACTAAAATGGTGGAGTTAGTTCCTGATGTTGCTAACTTGAATTGGATAATAACTGAAAAAACGTAACCATGGCAATAGGAATACAAAATTATCCAAACATAACATCTACTTCGGCAGCCTACCCAGATGGGGATATAAAAGATGCTCCAAGCGGTACGCCTGTTAACAAGTTTGTTTATTCAGACATGAATCAACATTTTGCTAAATTGATTCGTAGAAGCAGAAATAACCCAACAACAGAAGACCCAACTTTCCCAAACGGACTACCCGACAACAACACTAACGGGTATCAATACGTCGAGGCTTTAAAAAGACAATTAAGTAAGTATTCGGAAATAATAAGAGTGCCAGACAGTTTGGTAGCTATAAATTTAGGGGCTTATAATCCTCAAAAAAGATACTTAATAGTTGTAACAGGTGTAAATACGGGAAAGATAATAACATTATTAGGAAACGCATTAAGTTTACCTTACGTTGAAGATGCATGGGTGGTTACGATAGTTAATAAATCCACACAGTCAGTTCAAATAGCACCAGGTGTAAACTCAGCCATTAACGGTGGAGGTGCAATAAATTTAAGTGCTGGAGGTGGAATTACTTTGATTTTAGATAAACCAGCCCCAAATAATTATATTACAGTTAAATCTTTTTGAACGTAAAATTTGATACTCGAAAGTTCAACGAACTAAACAAAGAATTTGACAAAATAAGTCGAACCGCATTTCCTTTGGCTGTAAGAAAGACGTTAAGTGATGCTGCTTTTTACACAAAGAAAAAAACCTTGTTAGATGTCTCTCAAAGTGTTTTTACCATAAGACAAAAAAACTTCTTTAAAGCAAACTCTAAAGCTGAATCAGCAAAAGGAATGACTGTGAATCAAATGTACTCAGTTGTGGGTATGTATGACAATAAGTTAAAACCAATTAACGGGCGCAAAAACTATGCTGTTTCGGAACTAGAAGAACAAGAAACTGGAGGTGTGATAGACCATAAGACTTTCATACCAATGAAGCAAGCCCGAAAAGGCGGCAGAGGCATTGTAAAGGAGATGTATAGGTATTCGGATATACCCAACTTGAAAAGAATTATAACAGCCAAACAAGGTAGGTTAAAAAGAAGTAAAAAAGGCGGTCATTACAGTAAAAAACAAGCGTTTATTCGTGCTGCTATTATGGCTAAAAAAACAGGAAGCAAATTCTTTATAGGCAACAAAACCAGCAAAGGTACACGAACTTTATTTTATTTAAACAACTTGAATATAAGTAAGGGTTCTTATACATTTCCAGGACAAAAAACACACTCTAACTCAAAGATTGATTTAAAGGTAACTCCAATTTATAATGTAAAAGGAGGTAGAAGTGTATCAGTAAAAAGAACTAATTTTATGCGTAGAGCTTCACATGATGCAAGTTTAAAAATAGATGGGTTTTTTATGGAAAATGCAAGGGTTCAATTTGAAAGAATAATGAAAAAATTATGAGTTGGCAGGACACATATAATCAAAGAATGATAATCACCCTTACTAAAAAAGTAGGGTCAGAAAAACAGTCAAAAGACTTTCCTGTATTAACTCGACCTGCTTATGAAAAGGATGTTGAATGGAATGCTACCGAGTATTCTTTTGTTAATATTGATGGCGTTTTAGTAAAAAAAAGAAAGTTATTAAAACGTGAATTTAACGTAGATTTTTATTTTGTTGGTGCTGAAAACGTAACCGAAGCAGAAGATTTTGAGAGTTGGTGTATGAGTGAGTTCCCGTGGTTAATTACCCATCCTTATTACGGTTCGATACTTTGCCAAGTAGTTAAATTAAAGTTTGATAGTAAGCAGTTAAATGTAACTCAAATTACAGGAACAGCAGTTGAGACAATTGATGAGGAAACAAGCGCATTTATAAGTAAAGACCCTAGAAAAAGAGTAAATAATTCAGTAGCTCAAATAGATGAAATTTACTTAACGCCTTTATACAGAAGCAAGTTTAACCCTACTATAAATGATAAGGAAGTTTTAAAACAAGAAGCCAATAAATATTATACAGCTTTTTCAAAAATAACAGACATTGTTGAGGAAGCAAATGAATATCAAAATGAATTACGTGAATTTTACACAGACATAGACCAAGTTGGGGAGCTGGTTAGCTTTTCTTTACAGTCATTAAATTCATTTTTAACATTTCCTTTTACGTTTACAGCTTCGATAAAAGATAAGTTTAGAGTTATAGGAACTCAATTTGCTCAACTAAGAACAACAATACTAGGGTACGCTACACCGTCTCAAAAAACAAGTTATGAAGTTCAGGGAGTAGGTTTTTTACAAGCAGCTTGTTTGTCAGCGTTAAACCCAATTGAGACAGACTACTTGATTTCTACTTCGGCTCTCAGAACCATTAACGACATTAAGACTTTTAAAGAGCAGTTTGATTCAGACATTTCTCAACTACAAAGCCCAAACGGGAGCAACCCTTCTTTTTACGTTCCGAACCAACAGCTAATTACTGCAATTGATGTAATGGTGAACGTTACCATAAGCAACTTATATACAGTAGCTTTAGGAGGGCAAAAAGAATACGAAGTAGTAACTGATAAAGACACAAATGTTGTTTTATTAGCACATAGATATTATGGATTAGCAAATGATGAAAACATTGAAAGAATCATTACTACAAACGGGCTTACTTACCAACAAGTATCTTTGGGAGTAATGAAAGGAACTAAAATAGTTTATTACCGGTGATTAAACTAAAAGTAAATACAAGAGATAGGGACGAAAATAATAATCCTAGGATATTGGAGCTAACACACTTCGATGAGATTGACATTTCATTAAAGTACGACTCCGTAATGAGTACCTTTAGGTTTAAAATTTACTTTAACGAAAACAACCAAGAGATAGCTGAAATACTCGCACCTTCACACATGCACGAAGTAAGCATTTATTATGTACATGAAAAGCCAGGAACTTATTGGGACATCGTAGAGACCATAAGAGGTAAGAGACTGACTTATGAAAAGAAAAAAGTAAAAAACACTTATGACGAACTTTTAATAACTGGGTTTGCTGTTAATACTATTTTTAAAGAAACAGCCAAACCTGAGTGGGTTGAAATTGGCGGATTTTCAAAGTGTGGAATACTCGAAAGGGCAGATATTCCAACTTCGGCAATGGATTTAGGGCTGGAAAGCTCAGGCGTTAGCTTTGCCTCGATTGCACAAAAAATAATGAGGTTCTTTGCCAATAAGTATAGAGGTGGTTTTGATTTTAAAGTAGAATCAACAATAGCTTACAGCAAGTTCCCAAGCGTAGCAGTTGAACAATCTGTAAGAAGCTACTACAAAGAAGTTCTTAAATTAACCGAAGAACAAACAGAGGAAGAAATAACTAAAACAACTGCTCCAGAATCAGGAACGGTTTTAGCTTACCTTAAAAAATTAGCTGTACAAAAAGGATTGGTGTTAAGTCACAATATGTTTGGTGATTTAGTTATCAACGTAGCTTATACGGGGGATGAGTATTTATTTGAAGTTGGAACCGGTGACGGCTCGTTAAATTACATAGAAATGTCATGTGGTTATAACGGAGACAATATGTATTCGGATATTGAAGTGATTAGGCAACCAGATAAAAACGGAGGCAATCTTTCTAAAGCAGTCGTAAACGTAACCACAAAGCCAGATAAGGAAGTTTCGTTAAGAAATCCTTTATGTAGAATAGTTTATATCCCTAAAGTTATAACACAAACTTTTGGCGATGATGTAAGCGCAACTCAATTGGCCAGGAGGGAATTAGCTAACACATACAAAGAAGTTCCTTTATTAGTAAAGCTTCACAAACCTACTGTTAATGGAACTTTCATAAGACCAAATAATACGATTAGAGCAAAAAGCAGGTCTAACTATCTTTACAAACCATCTAAATGGTTTATAAATGAGGTGAATTACATAAAAAGCAGTAAGGATGAGTTTTGTAATGTAAAATGTGTTTTACCTGGAACTTACAATAACGCACCCGAAAGACAAGTTGACCCATTTTTAGAAGGTAAAAATCACCCACACGTATGAACAAGTTAGTAAGGATAACAGACACTTTTTTTAACGACCTAAAACAACTGGTTGCTAAAGCTATTGGTGGATTTAGAAACACTTACACTACTGAGGTGTACTCTGAATGGGGGGATGATAGCCGACCCATAAAAGACACAACCGCTATAAGATTATTAACTGAGGCAGATGGAGACGAGGCAATAGTTGGATATTTATTGAAAAATAGAAAGGCAGAAATTGGCGAAAAAAGGTTATATTGCACCGATGAAAATGGAGTTATAAAATTTGTTGTTTGGCTGAGAAACGACGGTACTGTTTTGATTGGAGACAGCGATGTACCGTCGCAATACACTAATTTTGGCGTAAAATACAACGAGTTACTGGCTGAGTACAATAAAACAAAAGCTTACACTTTAGCTTTAAGAAACGCAACTCAAACAGCCCTAGTAGCTTTAGACGCTTTGATTCCTGGAACAAGTGCCGCTTTTATAGCAGCAATGGCAGGACAGACGTTGGGTGATTTTACACAGGCAAAAAACGAAAAAATAAAAACAAAATAATAATGGTACTATACTACGAGCTTGACGCAAACTTCCAAACCTGCTCAACAACTAAGGAAATAATAGCAAAGATTGACAATATAATTAACGCTTTGTTAACTACTGCTTTAAACTCTGTTTTAAATGGAGATGTAGTCGAGTATAAAATTGACACAGGACAAACCACTCAAAACGTTGTATATCGAAACCCACAAGCCATAACCAAAACTATTGAAGGATATAGAAAGATACGTGCAATGTATGTTCGTGATATTATAGGTGGAACTCAGTTGATTATTGACAGTAAAAATTTAATACACAAAAATGGCTATCTTTGATTTTTTAAAAAAAAGAGATAAAACTCTTACCTTAGAAGATGTTGCTAAAATTGAGGCTAGAAAACAAGCCGAAGCAATTTTAACCTATTCTAACTTTTACGACCCAGCTATTTACGGAGCGATGTATAACGGGGAAACTGATTATGGTTTGCTTGGCCCGATATATGATTATTCAGCAGACTACAATCAATTACGAGCTAGGTCGTGGCAAGCGTTTTACGAAAGCGATTTTGCTCAAATTGCAGTACGAAGATTGCTAACCTGGACTATTGGAAACGGATTAAGACTACAAGCAGAACCTTTGTCTGTCATATTGGAGGCTGAGGGCTATCCGATGCAAAAAGAACAAAGAAGAAGTTTTGTAAGATTACTAGAGGCAAAATGGAGCTTATTTACTGAAAGTACCGACTGTGATTGGTCGGAACAAATGAACTACAATCAACTGAGTTGGGAAAAGGAAAAAAACGCAATTGTGGGGGGTGATGTATTAGTTATTAACCATGTAGTAAAAGGGCAGTTAAAACAGCAAATTATTGACGGAGAACATGTACAATCACCAGCTTATGGAAGCGAAGACTGGCCTCGAGAATTAGAAAACGGTAACAGGATAATTGATGGTGTTGAGGTTGATAGAAAAGATAGACACGTGGCTTATTATGTTAGAACAGCTGCTTTAAAAGGGGAAATGCCAACTAACATGAACTTTACACGTGTATCTGCTTATGGTAAAGACTCGAAACAAAGAATAGCATATTTGTATTATGGTACAAAATACCGTATAGGAAACTTTAGAGGTATGCCATTGCTATCTGCTTGTTTACAAAAAGCAAAAGAAATAGATGAATATTCAAAATCAACATTAAACCAAGCTAAAAACGCTGCTAAAGTAGCGTATCAAAATGTTGTGGATAAGGACTCTGAATCAAGTGCGCCGTGGTCTAAAGGTGTTGTTGAGGCTTTTGATGTAAATAAAAATAAACTACCAGTAACAACGGACGGGCTTCAAGTAAATAAGGTTGCTAAAATAGCCAATATAGGAGAGGTTTTTAATAATGCTCCAGGAAATAAAGTAGAGGTAATAGAAAACAAAAACCCTCTTTATTTTAGAGATTACTTTGAGTTACATAGAGATTCGCTATTTGCTGTATTAGAGATACCTCCAAACGTTGCTATGCAAATGTATAACGATAGTTTCTCAGCAAGCAGGGCGGCTATTATGGATTGGGCGCACACTCTAGGTGTTAAAAGAGAAAACCACCGTGTAGGTACTATAAAAAACGATTATGAATTATGGTTTTACTTAGAGGTAATGACTGGAAGGCTTACCGTAAAAGGTTACATTATAAACGAAACGATAAGAAAAGCGTATCATAAAGCTCGATTCGTAGGAGCAAACGTTCCTCATATCGACCCAGTTAAAGAGGTTGAGGCAGCACGTAGGAAATTAGGTAAGGCGTTTGACAATGTTCCAATTGATGACTTGGAAAGCATAACTGAATCATTGGGAGGTGGAAATTCTTATGAAAACCTAGAGCAATGTGGTGAAGAATTAAAGACTTGGGTTGAATTGGAAAAGTCCTCTGGTTATAAGTCAGAAGCGGAGAAAAGGCAAGGAATGAGTGGTAAAAAAGGGGGCGAAGAAGAAACTGAAGAAGATTAAAACAAAAAAGCCCCGATTAATATCGAGGCTTTTTTTGTTAAGTGTAATTTTATGAAAAAAACTTTAACAAGAAAGAACGTGAGGCAAATATAATTAATATTTTATATCTGCAATAATTTTTTTATAGTCAAATTTTGCTGAATAAATAATTATGTCTCCAGAATCTTCTTTTATTTTAGCTATCTGTTCATCAATTATTTTTAAAGCTTCGCAACTTTTAGGAAAGCTCTCTAATTCTAATTTAATTGCAGAATGAGTGTCTAAACTTTTTATTCCTTTAATGCCGCCGTTTGCGTCAAGCACGTCCTCAAATTTTGATTCGTATATTGTAACCGCCATAATTTTATTCTAAAATAAAAATTTTTCTTCTAATATTTCCTATTTGTTCTATAAGTATTTTTCCTGTTTGTTTTTCTGTTCGGTTTCCGTTTAAATCAAAATATTTAGGCTCTAATAAGATACCATTGATTTCATCTACCCCTGTATCAATACCCAACCAAGTACAACTCATGTCAACTGGACGTGTATTTTTCCACATAACACCTAGCCAAATTCTAGCTATCCCCCAAGCGGCATCAGTTCTTAATGTGGTGTGGTAAATAGTGTCTCCTTTACTTAGGCTTTTTTTCATTTTGTAAAACTCTACATAAGAGTATTGCCAAATACACTTAAGAGTATCGTTGTAATGCGCTGTGAATTGAGTATTTAACGGGTTGTAGTCCCACTTAAAAGATATATGAATAGAATCGCCTGGGCAAACTATTGTATCTGTTTTTAAAAGCGTTACCACTTGTGAATTTAAGCACAAACTAAGTGCTAGTAGGATTGTTGTGATTGTTGTTTTCATGGTTTTTGTTTTTTTTAATTGTTTTTAATTTACAATTCTTGAACTATTGTTATAATTAAATATTCTTTGGGATTTTGTTATGCCATCTTTAAACACATAAAGTACTCTCAGATATTGATAGATTCCATCTTTTTCAATATCAAAATCAACTTTTTCGCAAACACCTAATTTCTTGTCTTTTTGCCCCTCCCTGTATTTAATAAGCCCTCTTTGGTATGATTTTAAAATCCAAAGCTGTTTTTGCAAATCTTCATTTTCCTCCCTAAAAGAGTCTCGCCTAACTTTATTTAGTTCTTCAAATGTTTTAATTTTGTCTGATAAAACCATTATGTTGTTCTTTTGTTTTACCAACTCTAAATCTAAATTAAAAACCTGTTCGGCTAATTGTTGTTTTTGTTTTTCTAGTTTGGCTAATCGGCTAAATATTTTAAATGGATTAATCATTGTTTGTTTTTTTTAGGTTAATTTATTTTTAGCAAATATAAACACTATTTTTTTGATTATAAAAACGAAATCAAAAATTTATTTTCAACAAGTATTAGTTTTTGTCCAAAACCATCAACATAATACCCATCTTTACAATCTTCGTTGTAATAATCTTTAAGTAAAGTGCTTTTTTCAATGTTAGATTTTGCGCTGCTATTCCTAACTTTTAGTTCAATATCTTCCCTAACCCAGCTAAAATGGTGCATTCTCTCACTTAATAACGATACACTTTCGCAGTTAACTTTCCTGGTTGGGTCAACATAGAATGGGTATTCTTTTACTCCGCAAACGGTATCTTTTTTCAATTCGTGAATGAAAGGCACAAAATAATTATCTTCATATTCAAACCTTAGTGTGGGATATTTAAAGTATGTAAACATTTTGCAAACCGAACCACTAGCCCCGCTTTGAATAAACTCTTTTTTTGCCTTACTAAAATCCTCGTAAATTTCATCACAGTCCATAAACATAAAGTGAGTGCAATTCATTTCTTTAGCTTTTTCTAAACCTAATTGTCTTTTTTCTGTTTCGTTTTTTGTTCCGTTAATTTGCTTAGGAGTAAATAATATTGCGGTTATGTTTGGGTGAATTTTGTATATTAATTGCATCAACTCAATATCCGTTCTTTTTTCTTCACCAAAATTACTAGTGTTTTGATACACAATTATAATAACATCTACGTGGTTAGCTATGGACTTAATCGAATAGGGTAATAATTCAACACCGTCAAAAACGTTGTAAATAGCGGCTAATTTCATTTTGTGAATATTATATTGCAGTAGTTTTTGTAATGTATAGAGTACCCAAAAGAAGCCATTAAATCAATATACTTTTGATTATCTACTGAATTAGTTTCAACCACCACCATTGAAGGAGTGTATTTAATGAAATCAATTTGTTTAAGTATGTCAAAATCTAAGCCTTCACAATCAATGCTTATCAAGTCAAAATTTAATATTTCAGCTTCTTTAATGAAAGATTCAAAAGTTAAACATTGAGTCTTTTTAGATTCAAATTTTGCTGTTTTACCCCATCTTTTAATTTCGTTTTTATCAATCGAAGAAAGTAAAGATGTGTCACCAGTTCCTAAGTGAGTTCCAGATTCGTAAAAATCAACAAGGCTGTTTGAGTTTCCGATAGCTAATTTATAGCAATTAACATTTTTATTTTCGGAGTGCCTGTTTTTTAGCTCATTAAAACAATGTTCGCTAGGCTCTACTAAATGAGCAATCCAACCAACTTCAATTAAACCTAAAACATTTGAAAGGGTTTTGCCGTCGTTTTCTCCAAGCGAAAGTAAAACACCTTTTTTGTTTTTAAAAAATTCATGTATTATCTTGCCCTCTCCGTGTTGTGAATAGTCGTTCATGGTTACATCCCTCTCATTGTAAAAATTGTTTCATTTGGTAAGTTTTCTTGGTAATAATGGGATATTCCAGGGTCGTGTATTTTTAAGCCCATTTTATTTATAATCATGGTTGCTGCCGATTGGTCTTGTCGATGAAATAAAAATCTATGGTCTTGGCTTTGGTTGTCGTGTAGCCGAGAACCTTCAAAAACACCTAAAGCAGCAGCCGAAAAAAACTTTTCAATAAATATGCGCCCATTCGGGTTTTCAATGTTAACACCAAACATTGACGTGCTACAATCGTTAAACGTTTCTGCTAAATCACGATTTACTTCAAAAAAATCAAGGCATTTATCTGAACAAGTTTGTGCTGCATTATATCCAGACTTCCAAAAGTAATATCCATCATTATTTATGATGTCAAAAATGGGGTTGGGGTCTTTAACTGCCCAAACAGAACAATCTAACCAAAGAACGTGCGTATATCCTAAATCAAGAGCAGTCATAAAAGCAGACGGTTTGATATTGTAAGGACAACTTGAATCGAAATAGTTGTTTGGAAAGTCATCCCAAGTTAAAATATCACCATTAAAGCCATGATAAATTAATGAGCGTTTTAGTCTTTCCGTTCCTTTAGGATACCAACCTATTCCATTACTGGCGTTAATTATGCAATGTTTAATCTTTGAGTCCATACCTCTCTTTAGGGTTTGTGTGTTTGTAAATATAACGGTATAAAAATAACGGTATAAAAACCTCTTTTTTTAATAATCCGCTTTGTTTAAGTCTTTTTGAAAAATCGTAATCCTCACCAAATCTCATGTCTTTAAAACCAATTTTTAAAGCTAAATCACGCTTAATGGGTGTTTTATGATAAATGGTTCTAACAAACTTAAAACCATCTAAATTTTCGCCCCAATCTAAATATTTATTTGAAGATGAGGCAATGCTTTTTACTCCATTAATGTCACATTCAATTTTAAAACCTATACAATCAGGATTTTCTTTAGTTGCATTAAGTATAGAAATCAAATATGCAGGATGCACAAAGTCATCTGAATCAATATAAACAACGTAATCGCCTTTAGACTCTAGTAATAAGTTTTGTCTTTTTTTACCTACTGAAATTTCCTTATTATCCTCGTGAGATATTATCTCAACACTGTTAACAAATTCATCTGGCAAAGCTGCTTTTTGAATTTTAAGGTAGGTTTCTAATTTATAGAAAAGCTCTCTACGGTCTATTGTGGTTGGTATTAGTATTGATAAAATCATTTTAATTTTCTTTTAATCCACTTTAGGCATTCACCAGCGTTTTCATTAAGGACTAAAGGGTCAATATCACCTAAGCCAAAACACATCTTAATTTGGTTTAAATAAACAGCCTCTCCTATTTCCCATGTTGAATCAGCTTTAATATTAACAGCGTCTTTTTTACTTTTGCCAGTAGAATAGTGTTTGTGTTCAAATAAAAGGTCGTTTCTCCAAATAATATTACCCTCTAAATCACCTTTATGGCTCATGTGAGTATCAGCAAACATGTGTTTGTATGCTGGAAAGTAAACATAACCTTGCATTTTATAGTAATCCATATCCATTATTGGAAGTGTGATAATCCACTTTTGTACACCGTCAAACACTTTGAGTAATTTACACTTTTGCCCACCGAAAGCATTGACAATTAATTCATCCCAATTTTGGGGACAATCAAAGTCATCACTTAAAACGAGTATAAAATCTCCAGTAGCTATTTTAGCACCTTCATTTACTGCTTCTACTAAACAATCGTTGTGGTCTATTGTTAATTTATCAAACCTAGTATAACCCTCGTTTAAAGGGTCGCTAAAATCTAAAGAGAATATGTGTTCTAACTCATGTTTACCCGAAGATTTATTTAACCAATTAAGGTATGTTTCTTTTGCAATTTCTGGGCGCGACCTCGAAGGGTGTAGTAATGTTATTTTCATTATGCTAATCTTATTATTGAGTTTTGACATATTAACACCCGTCGTCATCTAAATTTTGTCTAAACTTTTGGTCGTGCTTATCCATGTCGGCATTAATCAGTTTACGCACATATACTGAATAAGTGCCATAACCCATGTTTTTAGCGAAGTTAGAAAGTGATTTCCTAAACTTTAACGAGTGATTGCTAATCACTATTGGGTATTGTTTTACTTTTTCTCTAGGCATATTTTTTTTTATTACTTAAATAGTTAATTAAAAACAACAAAATACTCGAATCACGACTCATATTAGTACTCATGTTTTCAATACGAATTTTAATCACCTTACTTTCATCTTTTTTCTTTTCAGCAGACAATAGAGCCTCAAGGTCTCCAGAGAATGGCATTAAATAATCTTTAAGGTCGTGTTTTATTATGTTTAAAGCAAAAGAATCATCTTCACGAAACTTTTTATGAAGTATTTGCGTTATTTTATAATAATCAAAATCAAAACCTTTTGTTACTAATTTAAAACAATCGACAATCAACTCAGCGTTATCAAGTATGGATTCCCATGTTTTTAAATTGATGTTGTATAATTGAAACACTTTGCTCATGTTAACCTCAGAGTAAATGTATTCTTTGTAATTAGAACTATCAAGAACATCATTAAACTTGGTTGATTTTGTTTTTGTGGTTTTT